TAGATGTAAAAGATTCTGTAAAAGCAACCACAACAGCGAATGGCACATTAGCTTCTGCTTTTGCTAATGGTCAAACTATTGATGGTATTACATTAGCGACTAATGACAGAATACTTATCAAAGATCAAAGTACTCAGACAGAGAACGGTATCTATACAGTTAATGCTTCTGGTGCTCCAACCAGAGCAGATGATTTAGCTGCTGGTGCTGACGCTGCTGGTGCTTTTGTTTTTATAGAACAAGGAACAGTAAATGCTGAAAATGGTTTTGTTTGTACTTCCAACAAAGGATCTGCTGTTGTAGGAACTAATAATCTTGTATTTTCACAGTTTTCTGGTGCTGGTCAAATCACAGCAGGAAATGGTTTAGAAAAATCTGGTAACACTTTATCTGCTGACCTCAAATCAAATGGTGGACTTGTTATTGAATCTGCTGAAATTGCTGTTGATCTTGCTGCTAGTTCTATAACAGGAACACTTGCGATTGGCGATGGTGGAACGGGAGCTACAAGTGCAAGTGCAGCCAGGACAGCTTTAGGATTAGTAATTGGAACAAATGTCCAAGCTTTTGATGCACAGCTTAGTGATATAGCTGGTTTGACTCCAACAGACAGCAATTTTATTGTTGGTGATGGCTCTAACTTTGTTCTTGAATCTGGAGCTACAGCTAGAGCAAGTCTTGGAGTAGCGATTGGAAGCCAAGTACAGGCTTATGATGCTGACCTTGATAATTTATCTGGTTGTCAATCAGGTGGATCTGCTGCTTTAGCTGCTTTAACTGAAGCTGAGATACAAATACTTGATGGAGCTACTGTTACAACTGCTGAATTAAATATTTTAGATGGAGTAACATCTACTGCTTCTGAACTTAATATTCTTGATGGAGTTACAGCTACAACTGCTGAAATAAATCTGTTAGATGGTGCAACATCGGCAAGTTCAACTACTTTGGCAGCAGCAGATAGGGTAGTTTTAAATGATAATGGAACGATGAAACAAGTTGCATTATCTGACTTGGTTACATTTTTAGAAGATGAAAGTGCCTCTAGCTTCAATATAGATGGCGGTTCCTATTAGAGCTAGGAGGTAAAAGCTCATGGCTAACGAAATTAAATTAAAAAGAGGTTCTGGTAGCGATCCAACTGCAAGTGATTTGGTTGTTGGCGAAATTGCAATTCGGACAGATACAGGCAAATTATTTACAAAAAAAGATGATAATTCTGTAGCTGAAATTTCTGGTGGTGGTATATCTGATGGAGACAAAGGAGATATAACTGTTAGTAGTTCTGGTGCGACTTTTACTATTGATAATGGAGTCGTAAATAATGCAAAAGTAGCTTCTGATGCAGCTATAGCAAGGACAAAACTTGCAAACGTAGATTTAGTTGATGACACGACACCACAGTTAGGTGGTGACTTGCAAAGTAATGGTAGTGATATTGACTTTGCTGATAATGATAAAGCTATATTCGGAACAGGTGGAGATTTAGAAATTTATCACTCTGGCTCGGATTCACTAATATCAAACAGCACTGGAGCTTTATATTTACAAAATACTACTCAAGGTAGCAATGTTCATATTCGAGCAAAGTTTGGTGAAGAATCTATAGTTGCAATTCCTGATGGATCAGTGCAACTGTATCATAATAATGTTCTTAAAGGTTCAACAAGTACTGATGGTTTTGATATTAACTCAGGTCACTTAACCTTAACTGATAATTATAAAGCAAGATTTGGTGCTAGTTTAGACCTAGAAATTTATCATGATGGTCATAATCGAATAGTAGGTACAACAACAGGGCAAGATTTATACATTGGTGCAGAAGAAGGTGAAATTTATATTCAGACTCATTTTGCTACTAATAACGCTATTGTTTGCAAAGATAATGGAGCAGTAGAGTTATACCATAATGGAACGAAGAAGTTCCAAACGAATGCAAACGGAGTGCAATCAGAAGGTAACTTTTTTATAGGTGATGATGGCGGTGGTGTTACACAAAGATTTGTCGCTGGAGATGGGAATGATCTTGTCA